TTGCTGTTTTCCGTAGGCTGTTCAACAAGGAATACACATGTACAGCAACGTTTCGTCGATCCACAGGATACATCTAATCATAGCACAGAATAAAACAAGTTGTAACATTTTTTTGTTGCCTAAGTATAATAATTATGTCCAACAAACCTAATTCTGACATCAAGATCATTGACATATCAAAAGAAAAGGATAATGGAATATCCGACACGGAGTCCGAAATTGATACTCCAATTTCGGTTGCTGAGTCAGATAACGACAGTGAACTCAGTCTGGGGTCAAAGTCGGATGGAGCATCAGACTTCCCAGTAGATACGTCCAGCGACGAAAGTTCTAGTGATGAAGACGAAATGCCTTTGTCAAGTATGGTTGCAGGTGGTAAAAAGCCATCTGGTGATAGCAGCGACAGTGGCAGTGACACCAGCAGTGACAGCAGCAGCGACTGTGATACAGCAGAGATCTTGGCTGCTGATCCCCTGTTTTTCGTACTCAGCCGACTATTGGTCAACGACAAAGGCGAAAACATAACGACCGTATTGACCAACATTAATCACAACCTAAAAAAAATACACAAAGCCATATCAAAGTCAAAGTAGAAGAATTTACTCATGCGATTGTTCGAATTGAGCTCTTTTTGATATATATCTTTTTCTTCTTAGGTTCTTGAATTAAAGGCGGCATAGCAACCTTGTAAATTGAACCAATGTTGTTCCTAATCACGTCACAAATATAGTCATAGGCCTCATTTATTTGTGCGATGGACTGACCCCCTGTGATGATGATGCAACCACTTTGAAATACCGCAATAGTGATCTTTTTGCATTGTCCGTCTCCAGTGCCAATGCCTTTACCATTGCATTTATCTACACACTTACAACAACCATCATTGTTGACCACGTGGTCAGTATTGTACCAATATTGGATTTTCAAACCTGGGTAGATACATGGCTCATAGCTGCTGTATACATCGTAGTCCGATAGCATCACGCGATGCAACTTGTCACGCTTGATTTCAAATCCAATCCGAAAGTCGCAGTTGATCAAACGAATTCTGAAGTCCACGTTCTGCATGAGTTCATAATCCCCCACAATTGCGGGATCTATCTTATAAATGCCTTGGAGCAACGTGATAATGCTGTCTATTACAACACTACCTTGATCTATGTATCGCACTCCTGTCATTTGTATGTGACCGTTTTTGAACACTTTGATGTTCACGGTGACATCGTTCGCAAACTTGTATACCAGTGTGACTTGATTGTCGAACCGTTTCTTTTCAGTGCCATCTCTGTGCGTGACGCTGCGCTTTTTAACGAACCCTTTGTGAATAGTCTTTGTTTTCTTGCTTCCGTATTCAGCGTATACAATCCCCATAGGCTCTTGGTCATCGACAGAAGGTAGAGCAATGTCAACATTACCGAATAATACATCCAAGGATACGTCCGTGTTTACACTACCAGTTGCTGTTATCGTAGATATCTTATAACGCGTGGGGACAAATGTGGGATAACTCATGTTCAATGATTGATGAAATCCTAAGCTTCAAATTTTAATACACTATATAAGAAAATTCCTTAAGTAGGTAGCACACAGTAAACACATCTACAACTCATTGCATGTAATCCTACTTTGCCTGCTTTTTGGGCATCAATTTACGGTTGAGAGATGCGTCATAGGCAGCAACAAACCGGTCGTATGCCACTTCGAACTCAGCAAGGTCCTCGAGCCACATTGTGTCTTGTGATGTATTCTTGACAGCATCCAATGCACCCACTGAAGTGGCAAGGTCGTGTTCTATGTTGAGCTTTTTCTCGGCAGTCAAATTGTATATAGGCATGCCTACGAGATAATCATAGGAATCATCTTTAGTCGGGTACTTGCCTGCTTTCAACTGTTCTTCGATGTCTTTCTTCGGTTTGTTGTACAAAGATATAGTTCCCGAGATCACCTCATTGATGAACCTCAGCTTCGCATTCAAATACACGAGGTCGTACTCCATCGTCGCTATTTGGTGTTCCTTGCGCTTACCATACATAGCGCGGCGTATCGTAACAAACTCACAAATAATATCGTGAACATTGTCGTATTTGTGGATCTGGCCGGCGGCGTTGAACAAGTACATGTTCGTCGTCGTCATACCTTTTGAACTAACTAGCTTGAACTCATTGTCTAAATTTGTAAAGCCGTTGTCATCGACTGTCAGCAAGTTATCAAGCGCTTCAGCGCTCGTGAAGTGAAGCACAAAATCAACCTTCACATCGTTATAGTAGCTCTCATAGTTTTTCAAATAGTCTTTGGTCTCCAACATTTGTTCAAGTAGCTCTTTGAAGTCCTCAGTCCATACACCCACAGGAAGCTCTTTGATCCTCACTTTGGTGGCTGCAATCTTCTCAAATACTCCTTTGCTAAACAATTTGCCGTTGGCCTCTACGATGGTTCCCTTGAATCCCATATACCAGGGCTTTAACTCAAAGGATGTGGGAGCATCGCCTTGCAACATCGAACGAATGCATCGTATGATATCCTTGGGGTTGTACGATGGCACGCTAGTGCTGAAACCCGTGCCAATGCCGACTGCACCATTCACCAAAATCATCGGAATGAGTGGTACATAAAACTCTGGTTCTATGCGTAGTCCATCATCATCAAGGTACTCCAAAATAGGCAGATCTTCCTTCCTAAAAATCTTTTTTGTTATAGCCGAGAGCTCGGTATGAATGTACCTTGGGCTAGAACTGTCCTTGCCCCCTTTGATGCGACTCCCAAACTGCCCGTTAGGACTTAACAGATTGATGTTGTTGGATCCCATGAAATCTTGTGCCATGGAAATGATGGCATTGTTCAAGCTCTCTTCACCATGATGGTACGCCGAGTTTTCGCTGACATACGCGGCCAGTTGGGCGACACGACATTCCTTGCTCCAATCTTTTTTGAAACAACAGTAAAGAATCTTGCGCTGAGATACTTTCAAACCATCACAAAGAGATGGAATTGACCTTTTGACATCGTAATTGGAGAAGTGAATGAGGTCGTTGTTGATAAATGACTCGAAACTGACTTCGGGTACATTGTAATCCAACACGCGCTGTTTGTCATAATCCCCTAACCACGACTTTCTGTCATCCGCACGCTTCTTGTTGAAGGCAAGGTCTATGCTCATATCGGATGTCTGACTCTCATAAATGTATTTGACGATTTTGAGATTCCTAAAATAGTCGCGCGCTTCATCAGCATTAGACGTACCCAACCCTTTGTAGTATTTGACATGCCAACCAGCACCGTTGTCGTGCACGGCCTTCCAGTTCTCATAGTCCGTGATGTTGTAAAACTCTATGTTGTTCGTCCCTTTCTTGACTTTTACGATAGGGGTGAGCATGGAATTCAAAAAGTCCTGATGCTTGAACAACGATGGCCACAGCGTTTGAAACATATTGAACAACAAACCTTTGATGTGAGAGCCATCCGCATCAGAGTCGGTCATGCACATGATTTTACCGTAACGCAAATCTGAGACATCGGTGTATGTTTTATCGCTCTCTAGACCCAAGATCTTCTTCAAATTCGTAATCTCTTCATTTTCGGCTATTTTCTTCACAGCGCAATCTTTGACGTTGAGGAGTTTGCCTTTCAGTGGAAATACACCATACCTGTCACGACCAACTTCATCGATACCAGACATAGCCATAGTCTTGGCTGAGTCACCTTCTGTAAGGATGAGCGTGCACTCTGCACTCCGACTAGTTCCCGCCCAGTTGGCATCTTCCAACTTGGCCATTCCACGAATGACGCTCTTTTTCTTTCCATCTGTTTTTTTGAGATTTTTGGTGTCTAGGAAAGCACCGATGTTGACAGCACGTTCCACGATACCTGATTTGTACAACTTTTCGATGAACTTGTCGCTAACTTCGGGACGACTGCCGAACTTTGAAAATGGAGTTGTCAGAGTTTCTTTCGTTTGACTGTCAAAGTTCGGGTTGACGATCGTAGATTTCACGAACAACATCAAATTGTCCTTCAAATGTTGCGGCTTGATAGACACATCTTTCTTCTTCTTTTGTGCAAGGTCGATCAACTTTTTCACAACTTGATTGCAAATGTAATCCACATGTTTGCCACCCCTGATCGTCCATATGCCATTTACGAAGGAAACCTGCTCAAACCCAGGTTCCTTTGTTAGCGAAGCAACCACCTCCCAACGGTCATCGATCTTCTCAAAGACCCTGAAAGCATCAGACTTGGGTCCAAGATATAGATCGACATACTTCTCAAAGTTCTTGTATTCCAATTTCTTGTCATTTAGAAATACATTGACGTCATTGTCGGTGACTGCACAAGCATCGTAAGTACGTTTTACCATAAGGTTGTACATATCGTCGCTCAAGTTTGTGCACATGAACTTGGCGTAGTCCGGTAAGAAGCGCACCATCGTGTATGGTTTCTTCGTGCAGCTCTTGATCTCAGGGGACAGTTTTGTGCTCATATTCTCACTAAACTCTTGCCTATAAAACTTCCGCCTCTTCCCATCCACGGTTTCGATGATGAAGTGCTTGGAGAACACGTTGCATGCTTTGGCACCAATTCCATTCTGACCGCCAATGGTCCTATCTTGTTTATCATCGTAGTTTGCAGAAGTCAATAGATGTCCAAATATCATTTCTGGGACGTAGACTTGATGTTCGGGATGCATTTCGACGTCAATTCCGTCACCATCGTTGAGAATCTCGATGTACCCTGTATCCTTACAAATCGTTACTTTGATGTTTTTAACCTGATTGATGGTATCACTACAGCTTTTAAGACGCACCGCATGATCGAGAGCGTTCACGAGGATTTCATCAAAGATTTTGTAGAGCCCCGGGATATAAGTAATGTTCTGGCGCACCATGGTTGTTGCTTCTTGTTGGAGAAGCCACGTGTCGCACACGTCTTTGTCAATGTTGCCGATGTACATGTTAGGACGCTTGAGTATATGTTCCCTATGGTCGAGCTTTTGGTATTTGGATGCATTACTCGGGGGTGCCATGGTGTGTGGATAGTGATTACTACACTCTGCTTTTTAAGTGATGTCTCAAATTTTTTTCAGAGCTCTTTTCATCTGCTTCATAGTCAACGTCTTTGCTTTGGTGGCAACTTTGCGTACTTCTACAAAAATGCCGTTCACCAATGTGGCGAATGTAACTTTTGCTCTCGCACGAACATCTTTTGTGATTCGCTTGCCGCCGCCACTTTGACGCCGAAGCGCCGCGAAAACTGTATCAAACATCTTTTCTAGGTCGACACCTGTGCCACCAACATGGAAGGTCTCGGGCAAACTCGGTCGAACAATGAAATCTGTCACTTGCGACATGGACGGGTTAGTGCCAGCGCTGGACGATGTGGATGGACCAGATGGCAGCCCAAAATATTCACCAGGCATAGCAACACGACCTCCTGTCAAGCCAAAATAAGCAGGGGGCATCGCCACGCGACCACCAAGCTGCTTATCATTGAACATACCGGGAGCCATGGCAACGCGAGCATCCATACCACCGTTGCCACCATATTGGACAGACTTGTCCACGATTTCATGAGCAACCTCGTTGAAGGCATCCAATGCTTCATCTTCATATGCGTCGAATCCATACCCGCCGATCAATTTGGAAAAAACTGCTTGTGAAACTGACATGTTTTATATTATGTCTATAATATAAATAGATGGATTATCCATTATTCGAGGAGTCATTTGCACCCACTAACCACACCTTAGAGCATACAGCGCTTATGGGAAACGTAACGCGCTCTCCCCTATCTGACTTGTTCTTTTCCACTAAAAATATCGACATCCTACAAGACGCAGTCCGCTACCAGGTGTACGTGAGGTCAGACAAACAGCACATCATCGACAAACAAAGTAGTACAGAGTTACACATCATCATGCGCTCCATATATATTGAATATGCGAGGCATGTACCATATGATGTCGTGGGTCAAGTGCGGGTACTAAACACGAAGGTATTGGACTATTGCGTAGATAACATCATTTCAGAGATCAACATGCGTATGCATTACGTTCGAGACGTTGATCAAGTGCCGATCCCGCTATCACGATCACCTATGTTGTCCTCGGCAGGCACAAAAACACTCATCATGAAAGAGTTCTAAATTTTCTCTGTACAAAGTATAATAATAATGCAGGGTTTATGGACTATAGTATTCAATGCTTTTGTGTTCGTCATCGCATGTGCTTTGCTTGCAAAAGCTCCAGCATTTCCACTGTACAAGATGGGTATTGTGATGGTAGCAGCAGCTATGTATGCTATCAACTTGTATTGCATGTTGTTGATCTACACCAAAGACCAAGAGCGAAGACAACTGATGAAGAAACAAAAAGATAACATTGTACCGTCACAATGCCCTGATTTCTGGAACAAGTCTATAACAACAGCGGGTGTCATGTGCAAGAACGAGTTTGCAAGTAACAAGGGAGGAAACCCCCAAACAGTCGTACTAGGCCCTACAACAGCTCCAAAAGAATTCAACCTACGCGCACTGACAGCATTAAATAATCAGCAAAAATGTGACTTGGTTAACCAAAGTGCTGTGCCTTGGGTGGATATGCATAACAAATGCTCCAATGCTGGTGTATGATACCGATATAAAAAAGTGATGAGATTAGAGACATCATTCTCATAAACTCATGTCAAGACTACCCACGACGGACTTTCTAGCAACGTACGCACCTAAGACTCTCAATGAGTTTGTTGGAAACCGAGGGGTTGTCAAGACGATGGTGGAAACTCTTAAAAAGCACCCTTCGCAAGTTCTTGTGGTAGGACCAACTGGATCCGGAAAGACCACGCTTTGTAAATTAATTCTCGACACACTTGATCTGGATGTTCTCCACATCAATGGAAATGAGACGGACGACGTCAAGAACCTTAAGCGTTTGGTCGAAAACTTTTGCACAAACCGCACGATTGAGTCATTCTTTTCCAAGAAAAAAAAACTGGTATTTTTTGACGATGTCGATATCCTTTTGACATGTGACAGGAATGTTGGTGGATTCCTTACGACATTCCTCGATAACGCTATAAAGAATTGTTCCATATCGGTGTTGATGACGTGTTCTATCAGCGAGGAGAAACGCCTGACGGAACTCAAAAAGAAAGTGACATACGTGCGACTGGCAAATCCTTTCGCAAAGGACACATTTGTGTATACGTCAGGCGTACTTGACACTGAAGATGTGGACTATGATCCAACCAAATTGTTGAAGCTGATTGAGACGTTCAATGGTAATATACGAAACGTATTCAACAATCTACATCAGTTGGCGCTTAGTGATGCTGAGTTGAAGCAAGAAAAACAGACTAGGATCACGTTTGATTGCAACGTGTTTGATGTCATGAAGAAAGTCTTAAAGCATCGAATGACTGCGCACGACTTCGTCATCATATCTGATAACAACCTTGTTCCTCTTTTGGTTTATGAGAACTATGTCAACGAGATGTTTAAAAACAAGTACAAACAAAAGAACTC